GAACTCGGTGTCAGACTCTGCCTTGTCGAAGGAGACGAAATTCGCATTGTTGAAAAAAGAGAAACAATCAGTCAAAGACAAAGAAAAGAAAAAAGGTTCCTCAATAAAGCGAGGAAGGGAATCCACCTTTTGGAAGAATATTAAAGAGATAACCCCAAACATTCATTGGACTAGAATTGAAACATACGGGACACCTGGACTTCCCGATCTTTTGGGCGTGTGCATGCATGAGCCTAAGAATATTTCTTTTTGGTGTGAATTAAAAATAGCCAAAGGCAATCAACTTTTGCTTTCCCCCTTTCAAATATCTTGGAATATAAAAAGATACTCATTATGCCAAGACAATTTCATCATGGCTAAGATTCCAGAAACAAGGGAAGTGTGCTTGTGGTCGGGATCGCTTGTGCGTGAGCTTGTGACTAACTATAAAGAAGTAGAGCCACTGTTTAAATTATCACAACCCTACAAAGATTCGCTTGAGCCTAGTATTAGAAAAGTTTTATCTAAAATTTAGTTCAATTCTATTGTCCAAGCTCTACCCAATCATTTTCTATTTTGTCTACCTCTCCCATTTCTACATCAAATATTCTATTAATATCCATTAGTTCGCTTGTACCTTCATAAAAGAATAAAACTTTCTTTTCTTGTGGCATTTTTTGTAGCTCTTTAATTAATTCTTCAACTGTCATCATGATCCTCTTTTTATTTGCTTCCAGTTTTCCATTTCTAATCTAGTGACTAAGTTTTGTATATGTTCTATATCTTCTTGTTTAATATCTTCTAAATCATCTAAAAGACAAGCTACTGATATACTTAACTCATAAAGTATTTCTTCTTTTGTCATTAGAAACCATCCCCATATTTATCTTGATAACATTTAGGGCAATATCTATCTCCCTTGTCATCAACTTCCCATTCTGTAAGTTCTTTACCCTTCCAGTTTTCAAAAACAACATCTCGATTGCATACAACACATTGATCTTCTTCTATTTTTCTTAAAGTTTTATCTGTGCAATCGTCACAGAAATAGTTTTGAAGATTAATTTTATTTTCTGTTTCGTAATCCTCAATAACTTTGTCATCAGCTTCGCATATTTCTAGGATATTTAAAAATCCCTCTGTGTCTAAATCAAATTCTTTCAAACACACTTCACATTCTCTAGGCTCGTTCATTTATTCTTCCTCGCTTTCTTCGTAGTAAATAAAAATATTATCTTCCACGTATCCTTTTTCTTCTTTCTCAAGTTTATCTATTTCTTCTTTCTTTAACCCACTTAATAAAGCCCAATTAGTATGACCTACTTGTGCATATACATAGTCATCAATATGATCTGATAAATCTCTACTCATTTATTTCTCGCTTTCTTGTATGTTTTCTATTTCGTTTTCATCTAGAGCAATACCATATTCTTCTTGATACTGATCTATGATTAATTGTTTATATTCTTCTATATTGTTTGCTTCTCTGTTGTTGCCAACAAAATGAAGTTTTATCTCGCAAGTATATTCTTTAGTCATTTTCATTCTCCATTTCTTCTTCTACTGTTGTTTCTACAAGCCCTGCCCATTCCTGCCAATCATGTGCTTCGCTATATCCTTCTCCACTCATACCCATTTCTTCTGCTTCCTCTTTACTATTAGCTTTTACAAAATATGTTTCTTGTTTGTTTATATCTATAACTACTTTATATTTTTTCATCTTCTTCCCTTTCTTCTTCGTAATGCATTTCAGATAATTCTATTTCCTTTTCCCAATTTAAACCAAAGTGATCACAAAAATGTCTTAAATCTGCAATTACATCAGCAACTCTAGGATAAGTATTATCTTGATCTTCCTCATGCTTGTTCTCGTCTAGCAATAAAAGTCTTTTTACTTTTAAGGCTCTGTCTTTATTAGTTATCATCATTCTTCCTCCCTCGTGTAGTTTTCAAATTCTGTTAAGCTAGGTTTCTTGTGTTGAGTGACATAACCATATTCAGCGCAACCTATTTTTTCGTATGCTTCATCCACCCCTGTTAAAAAGAAGTTCATTTCATCCTCAGAATGAAAAACATATCGTTTTAACTCTTGATCGGTATCTCCCCATAAAACCCAAACACTAAATTTTTCTTGTGCCTGTGTATTCATTTTTATTCTGCTTCCTCGTGAATGATCCCATATCTATATAAGATATGTTCAACATCTGTTAATATGTTATTGAATATTTCTTGTCCTTCATCTGTGAAATGAGAACAAGTTTTTTCCTTATCTTCATACTCAATAAGTTTTTGATATTCTTCTTGAGTATATTTCGTGTCCATAATTTGATCTACAAGATCAGTCGTAGCACCGAGAAAATCCTCAGCTTTTATTTTGTATCTATTTTTAATTGTCATTATTCTTCCTTTTCTTTCTTTGTAAATAAATCTATGACATCATTTCTAAAACCATGATAGGCGTTAATGTGATCTTGATCTGCAGGATTATAATCAAAGTGTTTGATAACTAATTTAAATAGTTCATCATCTATTTTCATAAATTCTTTGTCAGTCATTATTCCCCCTCGTGTAGTTTTCAAATTCTGTTAGGCTAGGTTTATTTTGACTATCTCCCTTAATATAGTCATACCCCCACCAACCGTCACATTGTTCAACACCTAGCAAAAATGCGTCTAACTCTGCTTGTGTATTAAATTTATATTGTAAAGGCTCACACTGATTATATTGAGGATCTTCCCCCCATAAAACCCAAACACTAAATTTTTCTTGTGCCTGTGCCTGTGCCTGTGCCTGTGCTTGTGTATTCATTTGCTTTCTCGCTTTCTCTTAGGTTTAAGCCTAAGCAATAGCCCTATTTAAAAGGCTATTGTTTAAACTTAATGTGCCTTATAGCTAATATTTTTTATCCTTTTATCCCAACACGCCGTACAGTTCAAACACTGATTTTCTTGAAATCTTGACGGGCAATCAAAACCCACCGCTTTTTCATCTTTATGCACTGTAGACGTGTTCTTAAACCCCTTTGGCGGTGAGCCGTCAATCATGGGAGCGGATACCCTCACGATTAAATTTTTAGGAAATTTTCCTTTTTTCAAATATTCTTGAATAAGTTTAATTTCTCTAGTAGGTAGCCAGTGCTTACAGTCAGGCGTATTTTTTGCAATTTCTATAATTTTTTCTAATGCTTTCATATTTGGAATGTCACCAGAATCAAACCATCTAAAATATTTCATATCTTGTAGCTGATAAGTCATAACATAAACAAAATAATCACTTTCAAGATGTTTTAAATTTGTAGCCTTGCCTTTTCTAACGCTAGGAAAATTAAAATTTCCTTTTAATGCATAGCACTTAGAACATACACTATTTTCGATCTTTCTAAGTTTTGAACCAGTCACACAATTACGCGCATCTAATCCAAAAGAAAAACCCCTCATTTTAGAAGTTTTTCCCAGTCGAATTAACTGTTGCATTAAATCCGCCCCCCTTTTTTTAGAGCTGAAATAAATAGATTTGATCTATTATTTCCGCCCTTAAATTTGTTTCTTTTATTCCCTAGATTAATTAAAAACTTTTCACAATCTTCAAGATATTCTTTTGATAATTGATCGTGATCTCTAGCAAAATAATCTAGTAAATTATTTTTATTAGATTTCATTTAATCTTTTATCCTTTCCATATACTTGATTTCTTTTCTTATATCTTGAGAAATAAAAGATCTTGAATAATCCAAATATGATTTTTTAATAATGATATCTTTGTATGGGTGAACCGCTTTAACGTTTATAAATCCATTTGAGTTTATAGGCTCTATAAAAACATCATAACCCATATAGCTATTATATTGCATCATTACCGCCTTTCTTAATATTCTAGTTATTATGGGATAATTTACATAATTTATTTGAAAAAAACAATAAAATAATATAAATTTATTCTTAGAAAGTGAGAATTTTTTAATGAATAATAAAGAAAAAAAACAACTAGATCTAATAGACTATGATTACACTTACGAGCATTTAAGCCTTTTAAATTTAGATAATTTTGTGGATTCAGAAATTAAAAGAGCTGAGGAAAAAGACCAAAGCCTTTTGATTAGCCTTTCTGATATTATCCCTGATAACAGTAAATAATGCCAATTATTTATATATTAATAATCGTAGCTTTAATTTATCTAGCCTATTTTCCTTTCATACATAGATAAAAAAAGGGGGTGAAATTCCCCCTTTTCAATAAACATCAATAAATTTTTTTATAATTACCTATAATAATATAAACCATTAATTATCAATAGTTTTATATACATTTAATCAAATAACAAACACGCCAAAGGCTATCGAACAAAGACCAAACAAAATTTGAAATTAATCCTTTTATGTTCGTTCTTTGTTCGTGATTGGTGGTCGGTGTTTCATGATCCTAGAAAAACCCATAATGGAATAAAATCGGAATAATTTCGTCTAAGTAATTATGATAATAATAACTATTTTAATTATAATTCTTTTCTTAGGCGTAGTTTATATTTTAGAAAATTAATATTTATTCATGGGCGGTGGTTCGTGATGCATTAGTCATTGACAACCGCCCACGAGCAACGGCCATTTTGATTTTTATTGGATCATGCATCATCAATAAGAGATACTAAGGGTTTTTGGTTTGTGCGTTTGCGTTTGTCCGCGCACCCACCACCCCCTAAATTTGACATTGTATATAGGTGACTATATATATAAATATATAGACAAATAATGACCGATTTTCTTTCAGATTTAGGTTCGATGTCTCAGGACGAGCAACGCTTGTTCCTGAAAAAGCTAGAACTTAAAAAGTTTCAATTGCAATCAGCAAAAAAAGCTAGGGACTCCTTTGGCAATTTTGTAAAAACCATATGGCCCGACTTCATAGAGGGGGGACACCATAAAATCATTTCTCAAAAGTTGGAGGCCATCAGGGATAAAAAAATTTCTAGATTGATAGTGAATATGCCTCCTAGACACACTAAGTCAGAATTTGCCAGTTATCTGTTCCCCGCTTGGATGATGGGGCATAACCCTAAATTGAAAATTATCCAAACCACCCATACAGCCGAGTTAGCATATCGTTTTGGTCGTAAGGTCAGAAACCTAATGAACGAGTCCGATTATCGTTCCATCTTCCCAGATAGTGAACTACGAGCCGACTCTCAGGCTGCAGGAAGATGGGAGACGAACCATGGAGGCGAATATTTCGCTGCAGGTGTGGGAGGAAGTATTACAGGACGTGGTGCGGATTTATTGATCATTGATGATCCACATAGTGAACAAGACGCTTTATCTAAAACCGCCATGGAGAATGCATGGGAATGGTATACATCAGGACCTCGTCAGCGTTTACAACCAGGCGGATCTATTGTTGTGGTCATGACCCGTTGGTCCGAGGACGATCTAACAGAAAGATTGATCGAAGCACAGTCAAAAGATGACAACGCAGACAAGTGGCATATCGTTGACTTCCCAGCGATCATGGACGACGGACAACCGCAATGGCCAGAGTTCTGGAAGATTGATCAATTAAAATCAGTCAAGGCTTCTCTACCTGTTGCTAAGTGGAATGCACAGTGGCAACAACAACCAACAAGTGAAGAAACGTCTATTATCAAACGAGAGTGGTGGCAGTGTTGGGATAAACCGCAACCACCGCTGCAATATATCATTCAAAGTTATGATACAGCGTTTTCCAGTAAGACAACGGCAGACTTTTCAGCGATCACCACGTGGGGAGTTTTCTATAATGAGATTACAGGAAAGCAAAATATTATTTTGATGGAAGCGGATAAAGGCAGATGGGACTTTCCTGAATTAAAAAGGATTGCTTTAGAAAAGAATGATTATTGGCAACCTGAACAGATCATCATTGAGGCGAAAGCAACAGGTCTCCCCCTAACACACGAATTACAAGCAATGGGAATCCCCGTGATAAACTTTACACCCAGTCGAGGTAATGACAAATTAGTCAGAGTGAACAGTGTAGCGCCCCTATTTGAGAGTGGAATGATTTGGTATCCGCCGTATAAATGGGCAGAAGAAGTTATTGAAGAATGCGCAGCTTTCCCTTATGGTAGGAACGATGACTTAGTGGATTCAACCACTCAGGCATTAATGCGCTACAGACAGTTTGGTGCATTACAGCATGAATACGACGAGGAGATCGAAAATCGTCCAAAACGTAGAATTGCTTTTTATGGATCTTAACAGTATAAATACTTATGGCGATTCCAATTCCTCTTATTGCTTCTGGTTTAACAGCGCTCGGTATAGGCGGAGCACAACAAGCTACTGAAAATATATCACCTGAACAAAAATTAGAATTATTAAAAAGAGCAGGTCAGCTAGCAACAGGAACTTCTGGTATTATGACGATGAAAGATAACCTACCAGAAAAGAAAAAAGAAGAGGAAGAAGAGAAAAAACCAGATCCCGATCCCGACCCCAATATCGACTTATCCGATATTCTCAAGAAGGACGAAGAGGAAGATACAAGAGGAGTAGGAAAACAATACCACGGAGCAAGAGGAGAAATTGAACTTTTAATTGATGGTTATTACAATAATCAAAATTATTATGGAAACGGCTTTTATACGACAGATGCTTTAGATGTTGCTGAGGGTTATAAAAGAAAAAAAGATAAAGGGGTAATTTATGAAGTCTCAGATAAAAAAGAAAATAAACTATTTGATTTAGAAAATAAAATAACCAAAAAAAATATTGAAGATTTTGAAAATTATCTAGGACCATCTTTATTGGAAAGCATAAATTTTGATTTAAATAATTTTAAAAACAAATCTTGGAAATATGCTTACGACGAAATAAGAGATGAGTTAATTTCTGAAGATATGATAGCAAACGAAATAACAGATGAGTTAGATATTATAAATGAGTTTTTTCAAAGAAACGGGTATGACGGTATTACATATAAAGGAGGAAAACTTACGGGTGTAAAACCTCATTCAGTAAAACAATATTTTTACCCTGAAGAATCTGTCGAAATAAGAAAATTTGAAAAACCTATCAAAAAAGCTAATGGTGGGTTTATCGATAAACCCTTGTATGATACCAAAAAAGATATATTTTAAGATTTATGGCCGAAATAGATAAAACATTAAACGGAGCACCTCAAGGTGTTGAAGAAGAAATTTCACTAAACGAAGCAACGACTCCTATGGAAGTAGAAGTCGAGGGCGATGATCAAGAGATACTAAGCCTTGGTCCATCGGCCATGGACGACGGTCAAGGATTCGCCGACAACTTAGCAGAACAAATTCCCGAAGAATCCTTAGCAGAGATTTCCAATGAACTGCGATCACAGTTCTCGGTCGATCAGACCAGTAGAAAAGATTGGCAACAATCCTACATCAAAGGATTAGACCTATTAGGTTTTAAATATCAAGAAGTCAGCGAACCTTTCCGAGGCGCTGCATCAGTTTCTCATCCACTACTCGCCGAGGCCGTCACGCAGTTTCAAGCAGGAGCTTACAAAGAGCTTCTCCCTGCGGGCGGTCCCGTTAAAACATCCATCATTGGAGAAGTGAACGATGAAGTGGAACAACAAGCAGAGCGTGTTAAAGAATTTATGAACTATCAGCTAGTGTACAAAATGAAAGAGTACGACGCTGAGACAGATCAAATGTTATTTCACTTACCGCTAGCAGGAAGTGCATTTAAAAAGATTTATTATGATGGCAACATGGGAAGACCGTGTGCAAAGTTTATACCGAGTGAAGATTTAGTGGTGAACTACGGGGCATCCGAATTAGAAGATGCCGAACGCATCACTCACGTGATAAAAATTTCTCCGAACGATTTGAAACGACAAATGCTTTCTGGTTTTTACAGAGATATTGAGATTGATGAGAACGACGAATTGTATTCTTCGTATTCTGATATTCAAGAAAAGTATGACGAGTTAGAAGGCATACAAAAGTCAGAATATGCTGGTCAATATGAGTTGCTAGAAATGCACGTCGATTTGAATTTAGAAGGGTATGAGAATACTGGAGAAGATGGTGAGCCCACAGGACTAAAACTACCTTACGTTGTGACTTTAGAACAAGGCACAGGAAAAATTTTATCAATCTACCGAAACTACTTACAAGATGACCCGATGTTCATGAGACAAAAATATTTTGTCCACTACAAGTTTTTACCTGGTCTCGGATTTTATGGTTTTGGTTTAGTGCATATGCTAGGCGGACTAACAAGAACAGCCACGGCAGCACTACGAGCACTGCTCGATGCAGGTACATTATCCAACTTACCTGCCGGTTTCAAATCACGAGGTCTTCGTGTCAGAGATGATGAAGAACCTTTAACGCCGGGCGAATTCCGAGACGTTGATGCACCAGGTGGAGATTTACGTAATGCATTAATGCCCCTTCCCTACAAAGGACCTGATGGAACTTTATTTCAATTACTTGGTTATGTGGTTGATGCAGGAAGACGATTTGCAGCGATCGCTGATATGAAAGTAGGCGATGGTTCACAGGCTAATCCTGTTGGAACAACCATGGCATTATTAGAACAAGGTTCCAAAGTCATGAGTGGTATTCACAAAAGATGTCACAACGGACAAAGACAAGAATTTGAATTATTAGCAAAATTATTTGCAACATCCCTCCCACCTGAATATCCTTATAACGTATCAGGCGGTAACAGACAGATTAAAGCAACAGACTTTGATGACAGAGTGGACGTACAACCTGTATCTGATCCCAACATCTTCTCTATGAGTCAGCGAATTATGTTGGCACAAACACAATTACAATTAGCACAAAGCAATCCTCAAGTTCATAATCTCTACGAAGCGTATCGAAGAATGTATATGGCGTTAGGGGTACAACAGGTAGAAGCAATATTACCTCCTCCTGCAAAACCAACACCGATTGATCCTGGTATGGAGAATGCACAATCTCTTCGTATGCAAGCATTAGTAGTTTTCCCAGAACAAGATCATGAAGCACACATCGAGGCACACAGAGCATTTATGAGTTCCTATTTGGTCAGAAACAATCCTCAGGTGATGACAATTCTACAATCGCATATTGTTGAGCACATGTCCGCACAAGCTAGAGCCGAGGTGATGGCAGAAATAACTCCAGAGTTAAACAGACAAGCGATGAAGTTCGGTGGACAGGTACCACCAGAGCTACAACAACAGTTCCAGGCACAGATTGAAAAACAAGTAGCAGTCAAGATAGCTGCAAAGATAGATGAAGCCGTAGCAGAAGAACAAGAAGCTATAGGGTTTGGTCAACAAGGACAAGATCCGTTGGTTGAGATCAAAGCACGAGAGTTAGATTTAGAGCAACAGAAACTCAATCTTGATGCTGCTGATGATCTAGCTAGTCAAAGATTAGATGAAGAAAGATTAAGCTATAAAAAATCTTACGACGCACAAAAGATTCAACAACAATACGATATTCAAAATCAAAGAACAGCTGTTCAAATGGAAAGACTCAATGCCACTAAAAAAAGGTAGTGGAAAAAAGTCAATAAGTGCTAATATATCTAAGATGAGGAAAGAAGGTTATCCTCAAAAACAAGCAATTGCGATTGCACTAGATAAGGCAGGTAAATCGAATGGCAAAAAAACAAAAAGAAAAAAGTAGTCCTTGGGAAGACATTGATCAACAAACCGTTGAGTCCCTAACTAATGAATTCAAGATTATGTTTAGCCTATATACCTCGCAAGGCGTTGATCCGTTGGCCATTGCTAGTGCTTTTTTAGCGTCAGGACAGTGGGCAATGAACAAAGAAATAGGTTTAAAAGACACTCAAGATTTGCTAAGGTTATTGTCTAATTATAAATACGAGGTTGTACCTCAATTAAATAGGACGATACACT